CCTATATGTACTTTCGCAAGGTAGCATAATTTGACAATAAATGGGTATTGTGCTATAATATATTCTTATTCAGTTAACTAAAGGAAACAAATGTCTAGCATCGTTCGTATCACTAGTGGTTCTTATCGCAATGAATCTATCAAAGGCGAAGTGTTCACACTAGTTAAAGGTTATCAACTTGGAAGTAAAGGTGGTTTTGTGACAGTAAAAAATGAAGGTCAGTTCCCCGGTCGTCCCGATCAAGTTCGTGTGAATGTTGACAATCAATCAATGATTGAATTTGTGTCAGGTCGTGATGCAGTGAAGGTCGAGACACCTAAGGAAACTGATGAAGAAGCAATGGACCGTATTGCTACTCGTTTCGGTGTGCTTGACGAAATGTCTAAGGCATGTATCAAAGGTGACATTCGTGCTATGATTGTGACAGGTCCTGCAGGTATCGGCAAGTCACATGGTGTGTCATTGCAAATGGAAAAGGCATCGTTGTTTGACAATCTTGCAAGTAAGAAGCCTCGCTTTGAAATTGTCAAAGGTGCTATGTCAGGTATCGGCTTGTTCGCTAAGTTGTACAAATTTAGTGATGCTAAGAATGTTCTCGTTTTTGACGATTGCGATATCTGGGAAGATCAGGATGCTATCAACGTACTGAAAGGTGCATTGGATTCAGGTAAGACTCGTAGAATTTCTTGGAACAAAGATTCACGTATCTTGCGTGAAGAAGGTATCCCTAACAGTTTCAACTTCAATGGCTCTGTAATTTTCATTACAAACAAATCGTTTGATGCAAAGAAAGCCGGCAAGATGCAACCGCACTTGGATGCATTGCAAAGTCGGTGTCACTTTCTGGACCTGACAGTTGATAGTGAGCGTGACAAAATGTTGCGTATCAAGCAAGTGCATCGTGATGCTGATGGTGGCTTGTTTGCTGAGTATGATTTTACGCAAGAACAGACAGACGAAATTATGAATTTCATCTGGGACAATCACAACAAATTGCGTGAAGTGTCATTGCGTATGTGTTTGAAGGTTGCTGACTTGGTTAAGATTAGTGCTAACTGGCGCGAACTTGCTAAAGCAACTTGCATGAAAGGTTAACCCCTGCAGTGTGCGTAACGGCAATGTCAATAAGTCCGTTTCGATAAATTTTCATCATGCTCCTTGAGCATTTGGGGAACTTAGGTTCCCCTTTTTTGCCTATTACTTTGCTTTTTGTGTAGTGTCCTGTTATACTTACAAGATGGATTTCAAAACACTTAATGAACTTGCAACTTGGATGCTCAGTAATATTAGACTGAGTAGGTATGATGACCAATTTGTAAACAATCTGACCCTTTATATTACACAACATAATCGGATAACTAGTAATCAGGACCTTTTGTTTAGGAAGGTAGCAGGTAAATATAAACGACAATTCTCTCAATTGAAAATTGAAGTAGATGAAGTATTGACCCGATCATGGGATGTTAAGATTGTAGAAAGTATTGCCGAGTATACCGGAGCGTCAATCAAAATAGAGAACGATAAACTCATACTACGTTCACCCTTCAACAAAAACTTTTTAACAGCACTTAGAAAAAAGCCTATCTATACACTTGAATGGGTTAAAGATAAGCGTCAGTATGAAGGTGAATACAGTCATACCAATTTAAAAGAATTGTTATACTTAACGGCAGAACATTATTCAATATTGAATTATTGTGATACAGTTAAACAAATTGTAGATAGTCTTAGCGTATATGAGGATGTTAAATACTGGGTTCCCACTTTAGTCTACCGAGGACATTACTATATTGCCGCAATGAATGAACATTTGTATGAAGTAATCAAAGATATTCCTATCAATGATGACTTAAAAACAATTGCGACATTAGTTAAGTATGGTGTTAATATTGACCAGTCAGTTACAAATCATTTGCTAGAAACAGAAATTCCTGCTAAAGTAAAACTTGCTACAACTTTTCAAGTTGAAGTAGAATTAAGGGATACTGAATTGACAATCAAATGGTTAGAAGAATTGGGATGTGATTCTATTTGCGAACCCAAAGCATTCTTGTCTAATTCTAAATTAGATATACACAATACACGTATCAATGTTTGCAAGAATCCTAAAGACTTGAAAAACTATGAGAATAGTGTTATAGTATATCAACGTGGGCATTTTTCATTAGTCAATGAAACCCCAATGAAGCTGTTTAAAATAATTAAATTCGTAAACTCGGAACCAATAGATTTAGGACCTAAATGAAAGAATGTAAGTTAATAATTAGAGATGAAGTAAACGTCAAGCTTGAGGGTCTAGAACTGGGAGACCGCAAGACATTGATGAAAATGTTTGAGTTTGAAGTTCCCGGAGCAAGATATCTTCCTGCTGTAAGGTTAGGTAGATGGAATGGTAAGAGCAGTTTCTTTGCCTTAGGTGGTAGCACATACATTAATCTGCTACCAGAGATATTGCCATTGCTGGATCAAGCTGGATATGATATTGAACTGGATGACACTAGAGATTATCAAACAACGTTCACATTCACTGAAGTGTCCGAGGATACATTCAAACACAAAAACTGGCCAGTAGGTCATCCAATGGTCGGGCAACCTATCATATTGCGTGACTATCAAATTGAGATTATCAATAACTATTTGAAGAACCCTCAATCATTGCAAGAGATTGCAACTGGTGCAGGTAAAACATTAATCACAGCCGCACTATCAAGTTGTGTAGAACAATATGGTCGTAGTATTGTTATCGTACCTAACACTAGTCTGGTCACACAGACAGAAAAAGATTACATCAACTTGGGTCTAGACGTAGGTGTCTATTACGGTGGACGTAAAGAGTATGACAAGACCCATACAATTTGTACATGGCAAAGTCTAGGCAACATGTTGAAGAACACTAAAGCAGGTGAAGCAGAAGTACCATTCCAAGACTTCATTGAGGGTGTTGTATGTGTTATTGTAGATGAAGTGCATCAAGCAAAAGCTGATGTTCTTAAATCATTATTGTCTGGCGTAATGAGTCGTATACCATTACGATGGGGATTGACTGGAACTATCCCTAAAGCTAAACATGAATCAATGTCATTGACTGTGAGTTTAGGTCCTGTTATTAATCAATTGTCAGCAAGTACACTACAAGACATGGGTGTACTATCACAATGTCACGTGAACATTGTTCAATTACAAGATGGTATGGAGTTTACTAACTACCAAAGCGAACTTAAATTCTTGACCAGTGATGAAAAACGAATGCAAAAGATTGCCGAGTTGTCTAGTACAGTTAAAAACAGTGGCAATACATTAATTCTAGTTGATAGAATTGAAGCGGGACAACTATTGCATTTAAAACTAGAAGAACTAGGTGTGCCGGAAGAGAATGTAGTGTTCGTGTCGGGTGGTACTAAGGGTACAACAAGAACTGAACACTATGATGACATTGCTACTGCTACAAACAAGATTATCATTGCGACATATGGTGTTGCGGCAGTTGGTATTAACATCCCTCGTATCTTTAATGTGATGCTATTAGAACCGGGCAAGAGTTTCGTAAGAGTTATTCAATCAATCGGTCGTGGCATTCGTAAAGCAGAAGATAAAGACTTTGTTCAGATTTGGGATATTACAAGCAATTGTAAGTTTGCCAAACGACATTTGACACAACGGAAAGCGTTCTACAAAGAAGCTAACTACCCGTTTGACGTAGAAAAACTAAAGTATAAGTGATATAATACATTATGCGTATATTAACCCTAGACAACGAATTCTATAATTTAGAAACACTCCCCGAAGAGATTGATGACCTGCGTTTTGCTATCTTAGATAACAGTAACCCGAGCAATGTAGACTATCATTACATCCCACTAATCTTTTTAGAATCATTTAACAGTCCTGCACTTGTATTGAAGATAGGTAAGAGTACTATTAAGATGCCTATTGATTGGCAAATACTCATCGGCGAACAAGAGCACGGTGACTTAGAGACATTACCTCTGACAAGTATTAATGACAGAGGCTTCAATGCGTTTGAGTTTAATCCACTTACAAGCTTTAGTCCATCATTCGTGCCGATTGAGATTGTAGACATTTACCATGATGTAACATGGTATGCACCTCGCTTGAAGAATGGTCAATTCTTATGTGTACCAATTGATGATGGTCCTAAACCACGATGCGTATACTTTGTTAAAGAAATTAGTCGCAACTGCGAGATTGTAGATTATAGTCAGGCGTTCTAAATGCTAGAGTGTTTAATTTTAGGTGATTCTATTGCAGTAGGTGTATCAAAGCATCGCCCTGAGTGTGCTGTCTATGCTAAAAGTGGAATTAATAGTAAAGACTGGGTTAACAAGAACATTACAAAAGAGTTGTCAGCAAACACAGTGGTCATTAGTTTAGGTAGTAATGATTATAAATCAATTAATACATTGAAAGAGTTGTTTACTATTCGTAGTAATGTAAATGCTAAAAGAGTATACTGGATTATGCCTGCTATCAAACCAGAAGTGCAAGAGATGGTAGATATTGTAGCAGACAAGTTTGAAGATACTGTTATTCGTATTAAAGACTTGTCTCCTGATAAAGTACATCCTACATCAACTGGATATAAACAATTAGCTAAAGAGATCAAATAATGGCAACTAAAAAAGCATCAGTACCTAAAGACGAACAACTTGAGAAGCAAGACTTTCCTTTGTTTGATGCAATTGCGGCATTAGACAGAAAAGATTATACTTTCTATGATAAGTTGCCTTTAGAGCAACAACGAAAGTTTACTTCATTCATGCTAGTTCGTTACATGAGTTACATCAAAGGTTCAGGTGAGATTGCAGGTTACTATGCACGAAGTGTGGACTATCACGCTAACAAATATATCTTTAATGAGTATGTGCAGAAACATCCTAAACTACAATGGTTGATGTTATGTGCAAGTAGCCCGGGTATGGGGAAACAATTTCATCCTTGGATCCCACAAATCAAAGAGAAGGTTAGTTTGTTAAAAGAACCTGCTCAACTAAAAGATATAAAAGAGTATTATAAAAAAATCTATCCTAAAGCAGGTGATGATGACATTACTGAAGTGTCAAAAGCATATGTAACAGAACAGAAAAAGAAATGTTATCTGGCTACTGTCTACCCAGAAATGAAGATAGCAGATATTGAAACACTAAGTCAAATGGTCACAGATGAAGAAATTGAGCAGTACGAAAGAGATAGAGGCAATAGGTAAGCCTAAATTCAAATGTGAGTTTTGCACAGGTGAGTACTTGCGTGAATCTACATTGCTCACTCACATGTGCGAATCCAAACGCAGATGGATGAATAAGGACCTACAAGGTAATCGTATTGCATATCAAGCCTTTGTTCAATTTTACAAAAAGAATAGTGCAAGTAAGAAGGCAAAGACTAACGAAGAATTCATTAAGAGTCCATACTATACAGCGTT